CCGTTCGCAGCTATGCCCGCTCCTTTCAGTCTTAGTCGTCGTCCTACTGACTTTTCTCTTGCGAGAAGGGCCAGTGCCGCGTTGACTAAGCAAAGAAAGGGAAATGATATGATTGACCCCATAAGCTGGCCTTCAGTTTGAAGCACCTTCTTATTCGGATCTTTGGGATCGACTATGACATGTTTTGTCAGCGCCTTCCTCATCAGATTGTACAGTAACGCAGGAAATTCAACCTTCCTGTGCACTGCCTCTAGAGCAAAATCAGACACCCAGCTACGCAATTTATTTGTAGCGTCGCGGTAGTCTCCGGAAAATAATTTCTCATTCTCACGTAGAACTCCGATCTGTGATGTTAGGTATTCTTCGCTAATCTCCTCACCAATCAACTTGAACACACCAGACTCATGATGTTTCAGCGAGGAATGCATAAATTTCTGTACAGCTTTTAACACAAAGTAAGTCGCCGGTGGTCCCTTAGAGATCACTCGTGCTTTCAGTGCTTCAGCCAAACCGATTAGTACTGTGTCCGCGGGTTCGTCCTGCGCTAATAGTAGTACTCGGTTGTACAATGCATCCCAACTGTCCATCAGCTTCTGGTCGTCCATAACTAGATAAGATAAACCATGGTATCTTCCGATATGCTGAATCGTAAAGGAGATGAGATCGTCATCCGTCTTCAAGCCTTTCAGCAGTTCTTCGTGTTCCATGATAAATCCGACCGTACCTGCTGCCGACCTAGTGTTATTATAGCTGGCGTTTGTGGAAGGGAAGTATGGTGTGGCGCACTCTTGCGCTCCCCACTTCTTCTTCTCAAATATCTCGTTCACCACACGGGTAATTGCATCCTTGATTTCGTCTGTTTTTGCAGCCAATTTCTCGTTTTCAACTATCTTTGCGTTAACGATATCTGAGTCTTCTTCCATGTCACCCCACTTCATATCCTTAGTCGAGTCATTCCATTCCCGAATGATCTCTGCAGTAGTACGTGGTCTAGGTTCCTCGCGTGTTAGTAGCTCGAAGGTTGAACGGACTGAATTCGCAATGAATTCAGCGTCAGGCCTCGGCATTCCACGTTTGGATTGATTGATGGCGTAAGCGATTACTGCTAATCTTTCACGACCGTGCAGTTCCTCATTCTGCAACCAATTATTACACTCTCCTACGACGAGTTTCAGTGGTGACTCACCAGGCACAGAGGCAATTTCCGATGGACATGGAGGAGTATCGACTTGTTCGATTGCGCTATAAAACGCCGCAATCTTATACTTGAAGTACTTCACCCAGTTTCCT